TCTTCTTCGAAGACGCGGATGAACTCTTCGCCGATGATTTTACGTTTTCTCTCCTGATAACGTTTCATAAAGTTATAGCGCTTCATATGTTGCATATAAATAATCATGCCCTTTTGGACATCATCACGTATGAGCCAATTCTGTTCACAGAATTCCTGTGTTTTATTTTTTCCTGCATTTTCGCCTTGCTGCTTAAAGTTTTGGTCATAATTACATAACTCATCCCATGAGCATCTTGTCTCAGGATCTTGATAATACCAACACAAATACATAGCAAGATATGGCTTCATGACTTCAGACAATTTCTGCATAAGTGTTTTATCTTTTAATTTAGCCATGATGTGCCTCTCTCCTTATTAAGCATCAGGCAAATATCCTTTATATTTATCTGTATTTTTGCCATTGCCAACTGTCGTTGTAAATCCTCAATCTCTTCTTTCAACTTTTTGTTCTCTGCAATTAAATCTTTATTTCTCATTTTATGTTCCTCACTTTCTGTACTAAAAAAGGATGCCGGCATTACCGACACCCAAACTGGTTACGCTACCACATCAGATGTAGTAGGCATTTCTAATATTTCTTCAACTGTATAGCCGTTTTCGATAGCATCAATCTCGCCCCAAACATCTTCATCTGAGTTCCCATCTTGGGAATCCTCATTGAGATAAGCGAACTGCTCAAAGATAAGTGTGTCTCTAATCTGGGACTGTAAATTCTTAACATAATCCTTGTCAGATGATGACATATATTCCTGTGACTGCTTCTTATCTATCTCATCAATAACTGTCTTATTCTTATTGGTTACATATTTGTACACCTTGCAGATAGTATCTTCATCATATGAATCTCCATATCCCTCACAAATACGATTGTAAATCTGAGCCAATCGTCTGTTATTATCTGCCTGTTCCTTATTCTTCTTGGCTCTAACAATTCTGTGCTTATTCTCAAAGTCAGACGCATACATTTCACATAAATCTTTGTCCTCATAACGGCTGTAGCAGTTAGTAATCTGCCTTAAAGAATCGTCCTCTTTAATCTTGTCGTTACTTCTATAAATGTATATCATCTTCATCTCGTCCTCTAAGACCACATTGTATCTCTGACAAGTTCGCCCGGAAATTCCGGCAAGACCACCAACATAATCCTGTGTCATGTGACCTATCTTACCTTGAAGATTAGGCATACCATCCTTGCACTTCATATTGGCAGACCAATCGAATGAACTGACAAGAGCCACATAATATTTCAGTATGGATATTTTCTTCTTCATATCTGCATCATGTGTCAGGATCTTCCCAATCTCATCAGATGATACCATGACAAAATGTTGTCCTTCCTTTGAAGTATCGAAATATAAATTTTTCACATCCAATACAAACTCAATTTCTTTACCAAATGACTGCACAATCTTAATCTTGCCGACAGCATCAAGTTCATATGTTCCACGCTGCAATGCATCCGTAAATGCTTTAGGATATTTCTCACTAATACCCACAAGTGTATAAGCCATCCTATTGATTGATACACAATCCTCTGTAATCTCCAATGACTTCAAAAAGATATTCTCATCCATCATCTTTCTCAGTGCTATATATGTAAGCACTCCATCAGGTGTTAATGTATTTCCTGTAACTAAATTTTCTTCTAAAAATAATTTCATTTTCTATGCTCCTTTTTTATGTTTTTTCTAGGGTGACAACCTTGCCCTTATTATGTGTATAGTTGTCCAAATTTAATGACAACAGGACAGATAAAATGACATCATCTGTGACACATATTAGTAATAGACAAGGAATTAGTAATAGATAAGTGATAGTGACTCGTTTACACGAGTTCACCTTCTCTGTTTTTACTTTGTTGTTTTCTTGATTCTGTCTAAAATTCCATCTGCATATTCAAATACAAATACACTTCTTTTTCCATCTGAATCTGTCTTATCTGGTTTAATATCAACCACCTTAAATCCATCCTTTAATAACTCTCTTGCCTTATTAGCTGTAAAAATAATAATTGTTTTCTTTTCCATCTTCTGTTGATCCTTTCTTTTATTTATTCTCCGTTTCAAATCCGAAACTTTCGAACTTGATATTGGGAGGAAACCGAGGACTAGCCAAATTGACCAATCCTCGATTATGGCTAACTTCTTGTCTTGGTGATTGTTGAGTACATAGCAAAATGCTGTCCTGTAAAAGCTAATGTTATTATATGGTTGATGTCTTTTACAGATTTCATATCATACTGATACCCTTTGCTCTTATTAAAAGACCGCCACAAATTGAAGTCCTGTGACGGTAATACAATAGGAATACCCAATAATTCACTAATGTTTTCCAAATCTATATCTGTATGCAATTTTCCACCAACTAATTTTGTCTTGGCTGACAGATTATATCTTACAATCAAGTCGTAAAATTCTTTACTTGTATGACGCTGTTCAACCTCATATAGTTCTTCAAAGCCAAACATATCGCAAAGATAAAACTTGTTTCTTGCTTTGAATTGAGAATTATAATAATAACCTTTGAATGTCGTATCAATTGCAAGCAACAACATTTTTCCTTCTTCTGTTGTCGGTAATGGAATATCGTACATAGACCAGATAAGCAATGCAGTTGAACCACAATACTTACTGTAATAATTTGCATTAGATATATTTGCTAATAGATTTGGATTAATACATAATTCATTCTTCCAATCGGCATCGTTCTTCCTGCTAACGTGATTATCAAATGCCATCTCATTTTTTAAGATAGCCACGTCTGCCCAAACTCTCGTGGCACTTTTGTTTTCTTTGAAATATATATCATTATCAATGTATAAATCTTGAAAATCATAGAAATACTTTGTGTCCCAATTCTTTGAAAATTTCAATGCTGACGTGGACACAAGACCGTCAATATCGTCTGATAAAACTACATCATATTTGTTAAAATCTCTATACCAACTTGGTACTCTGTCTAAAAATCTTTCCTTCATTCTTTTTACCACGATGAGATAACTCACCATGATAAAAGAAGAAGGTGGAATAACTAAATATCATATAAGTTATCTCACCTTTCCTTTCTCTCGTAGTTTGAGTTCTTCCTTAACTTTAATCCTTTATTTATAGTCGCCATGTCCTGTTCATACATTTCCGACTTTGTTTGTGATTTGTTTGGACAGATTTGTCCATAAGATTTATAAAAATCCATGACCTTCTGATACAGGTCTGGATATATTTTGATTTGTTCTTTCTCCCAACGACAGATTGTACTCTTGTTACATTCCGCATGATCGGCTACCACTTGTTGAGAGATTTCTAAACTCCTTCGCCATCTGCGAAATTCTTTCCCTGTCATTGTGTTCTCCTTACATATTATGATCTGATAAGTCGTACCAAGCCCAGTCCATAATTTCTTCTGGAATCCATTCCTCTCCGTCAAGCCATGCTTGTGCAAGGTCTGTTGCATATTCATAAGCGTTCTCTTCCACAGCGTCCCAATCCATGAGAAGTTCCAAATCAATTTCTTCTCCAAACATTGCAAGAACCTCTGCTTCTTCTTCCGCACGTTCTCTTTCTTCTCTGTATGCTTGTGTATATGGATTAGAATATCCGTCCAAGGATTGATACCGACAACCTTCATCAGCAAGTCCCCATTCTTCAATCATATCATCTACAGATGAATGAGCATCTATGATACTGTTGAATCGATCAAGTCCCCATCCACCACCATCATACGTTCTACCACTTGCTTCACGATATGCTCCTAAGAATGATGCAGTAGATGCAGCAGTCCTAATTGACTTACCTCCAAATATTCTGCTAAATAGTCCCATTAGTATCACCTGACTTTTTCTTTCTACTGATCTGATTTGGTCGTGGGTTTTGTGGCAATGGCTTTCCAACGTCATAGACACAATTCAGATATGCTTGATATGTTTCTTCTGCCGGTACTTCTTTATTCTGTTCAATATAAATGATATATCTCTTTGATACATTGCACCAATCAGCGACTTGCTGTTGCGTCTTACCTGACCTCATTCTTAATCTCTGTAATACTGTTCCGTCTAACACTTCTGTTGCTCCTTCCTTATATAAAAGGGCAGGGTACTAAATGTACCCCACCCCTTCATAACTAACCGATCGTCTTACGAACAACAACGATTCCACTCTCATCAATTACACCAACGGCATAAGCATCTGAGCAGTAGATTGTTGAAAGGCGCTTAGAAGCATCTCTTGCTACCTCAGAGAATGGTGTCTCTTTTGGAATAATTCCAAGAGCATCTGTTTTGATTAAGAGCATAACTGGCTCGCTCTTATCTACACATCTGTCAGAAAGATATACGTTGATTCCAAGGAATGAACCAATGCAATCTCCACGAACTATACCATTACCATCCTGTGCAGTAGTTGAAGTGCTCTTAACGAATAAATCCATGCCGTAGAAGCTCTTAGCAAAAGCAGAATGTGCTACGATACCTGCACCTGCAAAGTCCTCGACATTTCTATCGTCGCCAAAGAGTCCAAGAGCATCAAGTAACTCATCCTGTGTGATAGCATTCGCAGTTGCAATCTTAGATTTGAGTGGAGCTTTAAGTGCTTCTGCGATAGCATCGGCATCCATCTTTCTTGCAATCGCTGTGGACTGGTTTTTTGAAGCGTTTTCGATAGAGTTGAACATCTCAGTTTCAGAATCGAAATCATAAATGTTATATGCTGGGGCTGCGATAGCTTTGATTGTAAATGTCTTTGTCTTTGTCTTAAGGTTTGTTGCAGACATTGCTTCGCCCGGAGTGTAATCTGTAGCATCTCCATCATATACAACGGCTGGAATAGTCAGTGTTTCTCCAGGTTTTCCCTGTAAATCACCGAGTACCTTTGCCATATTTGCTACATGGCACTTTCCTGCAATCTTTTCCTGTACGAGTGCAGAGTATACCTCTGGGATAATCATGTTCTTATTTACTGCAAATGTGCTTGTATTTGTTACTGTTGCCATATTAATTCACCTAATTTAACCTTTCATATTTTGCTTAATTTCTGTTACATCATTTTTAATAGTGTCAAGATCAGATTTATACGAGTGTAATACCTCTACAAATTCTGAATTAGTTTTTGTCAACTGTTCATTGACCTCCTGTGCTTTGCCAAGATACTCATAAAGCTTATCCTCTCGCTCTTTGTTCTGGTCTTGCTGACTCATCCAGATCTTCCAAATGAACCAACCTAAGAAGAGAACACAGACAATAGGAAAGCCAAGTGTACTAATGGCAGTTTGGATTGTGTTTACATCCATTCGTCAGTCCTTTCCGCACAATAAAAAAAGAACTGCTTAACAGTCCTTATTTACTAAGTGCTTTATAAAGTTCGTTATTCTCCTGAAAAAGTTTTGCTCTTTCAGAGTAGGACATTTTGGCGAAATCGGCTTTTGTGATTCCTTTGTTGGTAGCGTGATTGCCACTGGGATTTGATACCTGTCCGAGAAAGTAGTTGCCGAGTGTGTCACCTACCTTGTCTATTGAGCCATCAATATCCTCACCAAGATTAAGATACTGAGCCAGTTCGCTAGGAAGTCCTTTAGCTTTAAGTTTATCCGCAATCGTCATTGCTCTTTCCTTATTGGCTACTTCCTTTTCCTTTGCTTCAAGATTAGCAATACGCTGTTCTAAAGCAAGTTCAGATTCAGATTTCTGCTTTGGCTTGTACTGGTCTAACTCCGTCTGAACGTCCTTCAACTTTTTACTGTAGTCCGTTCTGATTCGGTCTTCATGACTCTGTACGAGTTTGTTTACTGCTTCAATCTGTTCCTGTGTTAATCCTTCAATATTTAGTTCCATTAAATTGCTCCTTCCTGTGTTGCTCTATCATGCCCTCACTGAGTTCATGTTTATGCCCCACAATACATTGTGTTTAGTTTGATTCGCCACGATGGGCGAGTATATATGTAAATTGCCAGATCCGAAAGTTTCGGAAGTGCCAAATCTACGCAACTTTCTTGCATCAAAAAAGGAACATATCGAAGTATGCTCCAAAATAATTTTATTCTTCTATACCATTCAAAGAAAAACGATTTTTTTGTAAAAATATGCTGAAACCCCTTATAAATCAATGGTTTTCAGGATTGCTTGCTTCGAACATTCTTGTGTTTCTCAGCGTTTTCCATTACTGATATATAACACCACAAAAACAGCATTTTGTCCTTGTAAATCATAGGTAATATAAGGATTTTAGAAATTCCACAAGTCCATTTCTAAATCGAACATTGTTTTCCATATGTGATATATAACACCATAAAAACAGCTATAAACCCTTATTTTACAAAGAAAACTCGGGTTTTCTATTTGTGGTTATATGCTCCTCATAAGGTTGGATTTGCTCAAGCTCTAAAACCCTTGATACTGCTATGTTTTCTGTATGTCAAAATAATTATGTCTGCACAAAAAGAGTCCATTTTGGGATGTTTTTTGTTTCTCCTCATAAGTTCACTTAACTATAATCGCTAAAACCGTTGATTTTGCTGACTTTTTAGGGTATCAAAATAATTATGTCTGCATGAAAAAGTACCATTTTGGAGTAAAATTATTTTTCCTCCATATAACACCCGTTAAACGCATCGAGAAAACCCTTATAAATCAACGTTTTTAACAATCTCGTTCCGTAATAATCGTGCAGTTTTTCTTTCCTCCATATTACACATTAAGTCAAACACCAAAATCCGTGAAAAACCTAGAAAAATCAAAAGGTGTGCAACTTTTAGCTTTTTCCGATTTACATTTATTTATGCTCTCTATCCCCTATCATTTATGGACTTAACTAAGAAGTCCATAACCACGCATTTAAGCCATTTTTTGAGCATAAATTTTAATCAGTGGGGGAGAAAATTCTTTCCCTCCATATTACGGACGTTAAGTAAATCGCTAAAAGTATTGAAAAACCTAGGAAAATCAAGGGTTTTGGAAGAGTTACTAAGTAAAAATCGTGCATAGTTGCCGAATATTTTTTTTGCACATAAGGTTGTTCTCCATATAGGCACAAATGAAAGTCCATACGAAATGGACTATTGAAATTTTGAAGTTCTGAAAACATCCATGTTATATGGACTATGAAGATATGCGGAAACTTGGTTGAATCTTGAAAACTACCCTCTCCTATGTAACTTTAAAATCGCTCTCATATGAGAACTGTAATTAACTGTCGATTTCCGAATTTTGCCTTTTTTGTACCTCTCCTATGTAAACACGAAATCCGTTATCTAAGATTTACTCGATTTCGCATTTTGCTTGTTTTTTTACCCCTTCCTATATAAAATAAATTTCGCTCTCATATGAGAACTATAATTGACCATCAAACTCCGAATTGAAGCATTTTTTATTTTATTCTTCTATACATAATAAGAAAAATGGACATGGTATCTTGAAGCCCTTGTAAATCATTGTGTTCAGGACTTTTAGCTTTTTCGGATTTTCTCTTATTCTATACATTCAAAGAAAATGAATTTTTATTCCAACATCCACATAATCACCTGATATATAAGGCAAAAATGGGGATAATAAAAAGTGGTATAAATCTCTTTTCTACTCTGTGATTTCAAAATCTTTTGCTGCTGTTACCCCATTGACCGTACACTTGATAGTGATTGTATGTGCAAGATAACTTGAACCAGCAACTAACTTAATCCTCTTTCCATTAGTAGAATTTCCATTGTCCCAAGCAATCATAGAATTCTTTGTAAACTCAGTTCCGTCAATGAAGCAAGTCCATGTAAAGTCATCATCTGTCAAATCAGCAACAACTGTATCCGTAATGTCATGACCTTCTTTATCAGTAAACAGACAAGTAAGATTCTTGTAAGAACCGCCTATCTTAATCGTATCTGTAGATGCTAAAATGCTTGTTGTGTAATTCACTTTCGGTGTTGTGCCCGCAATTGACATACTTGTTGTACAGGTAACACCACCGCATGAAGCAACAATATCAACTGATCCTTCCTTGAGCATAGTCATAAGACCATTATCATCGACTGTAGCAATCTCAACATTAGAAGATTCATATGATATATGTGGACTCTCTACAATGTCCCCATTGTTTGTAACAGAGTAAGTCAACTGATATGTGTTGCTCTCCTTCAGATCAAATGAGGTTACACCAGTATATTCAATCTTGTAATTGTCCTTTGGTGCTTGCGTCTGCTCTAAATACAGATAAAACAGATTATTATTCTTAAAAGTATTCCCAACCTTATAATAGTTGCCAAATCCTCTAAAAGAGTCGTTCACCTTTATATTCTCTACTGCACTGTTATAACCAGTGTACAAGGCAACTGCACCATTCAACTGTGTAATAGTTCCATGTGCAACAGTCCATTTATCAGATACAACAACAAATGGAATACTGGCAGTACCCTTATCCGTCTTAACTTTATAGGTCATATCACTTCTGACTGCAATAGATGTAAAATATATATCACTCTCAATTCCGTCCTGAGAAGTTACAATATAATTTTCTCCATTCAATACAAAGATAGTTCCAATGTCAATAGGTGTACTCTGCGCATAGAAGAATCTAACCTTACTCTGTGGTGTGGTGCTTCTCTGATTCCTGCGAAAGAATACATCATACTTGGTATCTGAATTGAAGAAATCTGCAACTGTGATTTTTTCTCTGTTCATGGTCATATCAAATTGCTTCTGTGTACGACCAAATACATTCGCATAATTCATGTATCTCTCCTTTCCAAAACAAAACAATAATAAATCCAAAGAATAACATCTCGTTGAAAACGAGTGGTATCACTTGTCTATTATTAACTCTTATCTACTACTAATATGTGTCACAACTACCCCACTTTTATCCCTATCGTTGTCACGATATTTGGACAACAGTAGGGATTTATTGGGGGGTGTTGTCACCCTAGAAATCAACTTGCTTTTTTGATTAGTTTGCTATCATCAAACCACTTCAAGTTACCATTCTTATCTAATGGCAGTTCAATCTTTGAGCCATCATCAAATTCAATCACCTGTGTTACTCTGCCGTTATCTGCCTTAATCCATTTCTTCATTATTACATCCTCACTTTCTGTCTGTTTGCCATATTATCCAACGGATTAAATCTCTCAAAGTCCATCTGTAAGTCCTGACCGAACATTGCTACATATTCTTTTGTAACAGTTAGGTCACTATGTCCCAATATTTTCTGTAAACGAAACATATCACCACCTGCAAGAATCCACTGTTTAGCAAATGTATGACGGAATAAATGGCAGGAAGTTTTATTAACATTTCTCTTGATGTTATATCTTCTTACCAACTGCTGATAAGTTCTCTCTATTGCTTTCTGTCCATACTCATTACAAAACAGATAATCAGCACCCTCACCACCACGGACAAGCAAATACTCCTGAAGGATTTCAGCAAGTGTATTTGAGAGTGGTATAATCTGCTGTTTACGGTTCTTTGTCTTGCATAGGTTAATTGTTCCATCTTCAAAGTTAATGTCACATATACGGACATTAAGAGCCGTAGAGATACGATTACCAGTAGCAAGAAGATAATTCTCAAATACCCATGTCTTATAACAAGAGAATGTGCAGTTATTGGTGTCTGGTTTAACCAATAGACGCTGCAACTCTTCATCTGTATAGGTTTCTTTAATCTTCTTCTCTGCTTTGATAAGTTGTATCTTAAAGGTTGGAATGTAATTGCAGTCCATACAGTAGTATAGAAATGCTCTTACAGACCGTAAATATGAGTTGATGGTAATATCATTTGCTTCTGTATTCTCTCTGAGCCATAGGATATAATCATCTATGGTGTCAGATGTAATAGTGGAAAGATTTGTTTCTCCATTCAGGAACTCATTGAAATGAACCATCTTCTTTTTGTAACTCTCAATGGATAATTCTGTCAGATTTTTGACACGACACTTACGAAGAAACAGTTCAAATGCTTCTTCAATAGTAGGAGTTGAAACTTTGGACATTGTAATTTTCTGCATATAGGATTACCTCACTTTCTGTGCTATAATCCCACGAACAAAAAAGAACCCAATCTTACGAAAAGATTGAGTTTCCTAACTTAGTGCCCAAAGCTGGAATCGAACCAGCGACACGAGGATTTTCAGTCCTCTGCTCTACCAACTGAGCTATCTGGGCATATTACATAATAGTAGCGGGGACAGGATTTGAACCTATGACCTTCGGGTTATGAGCCCGACGAGCTTCCAGACTGCTCCACCCCGCG